TTCAATATCGTATCCCAGCGTTTCCAGCATCTGTACGAAAGTCTTATTTACAATATTCTCGTTTTTCTTTATGAGCCGATTCACATAGGACGGAGTGGTGCCCACGTCTTCCGCCAGCTTTGCCTGCGTGGTTCCTGCTTCTATACATTTTACCTTTACATCGACTTCAATATTGTTCTTCAGCATTAACTTCACCTCGTCTAACTATTGTGAAATAAATTGTACTAATTGTGCAATTTATTGTAACATGAATTTTACAATAATTCAATCACATAATAAAAAAGGCACTCCACCGTAGTAGAGTGCCATTCATGTATGTGTATCTGTTATGCCTGTATCTCCGTTCCGTCCCGAAAGGTAACCGTTATTTCCTTGTTCCTCCCGACCGTAAGGAACTCAACCATGCCGCCCCAAAGGCTACAGTCAAATTCCCGGATGGTGCCGTCTTGTGCTTTCAGCACCTTGATGAAGTTTTCCAGCCGTTCGCTCTGTGCTTCCTTGGCGGAGATGGTGGCCACCACATCATCGTACCGTGCTTTCACCGCATCATACCGCTGAACAAGCCCATTATATCGTTTCTGGTATTCGTCCTGATCCTGCGCAATACGAGCGTTCTCTGCCACGATGTTCTGTGTCATTTCTACAAGCACAGACATCTCGTCCTCCAACCTGCTTTTTTCTTCTCGTAGGGTATCGGTTCCACAAAGCGTCCTACGAATGATTTCCGCGTTGGCGATGATTTCCTTCTTCTCCGTCACAAGTTTATTGTATGCTGAAACGAATGCAGTTTTAACCTCATCCTCAGTGACATGAAGAGTCTGACACTTCTCACCATTGTATTTGCGGTTGCAGCGGTAGATGACTTTGCGGTAGCGGTCTGTGGAATGCCAGGTTTTCGCTCCGTACCAGCCGCCGCAGTCGGCACATCTAATTTTGTTGGAGAAGATACTCACTCCACTGTACCGAGTGCCGCCCTTGGTGCGTTTTGCAATCTCTGCCTGCACCATGTCGAACACCGCAGGACTGATGATTGCCTCGTGGTTTCCCTCCACATAGTACTGAGGAACTTCTCCTTCATTCTTTTTCATCTTTTTCTCAAGAAAATCTACCGTGAACTCCTTCTGCAAAAGTGCATCTCCTTTATACTTCTCATTTGAGAGCATCCGGCGCACCGTCTGTTGATTCCACACATCCTTGCCTGTAGGAGTCTTAATACCACGGCGCGTCAGTTCCGCGGCTATGGAGTGTGGCGTCATACCCTCAAGGAACAGGCGGAAAATCAGACGCACGATTTCTGCTTGTTCGGGATTAACTACAATTTTGCCTGTCTCATTATCCTTATCCAGACCAAGGAAGCGACTGTAAGCAAAGCTGACCTTGCCGTCCGCCATGCGCTTGCGCTGTCCCCAGGTAACATTCTCAGAAATGGAACGGCTCTCTTCCTGGGCAAGACTCGACATGATAGTGATGAGCAACTCGCCCTTGGAATCCAGCGTCCATATGTTTTCCTTCTCAAAATAAATCTCGATGCCCTCGTCTTTAAGTTTTCGCACCGTGGTAAGGCTGTCCACCGTGTTCCTTGCGAAACGGCTCACGCTCTTGGTGATGATGAGATCGATTTTCCCGGCAAGGGCATCGGCGATCATCGTCTTAAAGCCCTCGCGCTTTTTGGTGGTCGTTGCGGAGATTCCTTCGTCCGTGTATATGGCAACGAACTCCCAATCGTCCCGGCTCTTGATGTAGTTGGTGTAGTAATCGACCTGCGCCTCGTAGCTCGTGCTCTGGTCTTCGTGGTCGGTCGAAACGCGGGCATATCCGGCAACGCGGCGTTTCTTCGTGCTGTTGATCGGCGCGGATGTATATCGGCTGATGGTAGCCGGTATCGCCGTTACTTTTCTTTGCGCCATGCTTTCCCACGCTCCTTCCGTAATTGCTTCATGTGTTCGCTCATCTGCCGCCGCCTTTCAGGCGTATACGCTCCCTTGATGGATTCCTTGAATTTGGTTCTCTGCTCATCCGTCCACGGCCTGCCTACCCGTTTCGGCTGCACCCATGTGCGTCCGACCGTACCGCCGTCCTTGAAATGGAAAACCATCTCCGATGCGGAAAGCACATCGATATGGTCTATCCGCTTTTCAAACTCGGCATCGTCAAATTTGGGAATGCCGAGCGTCTCCGCTATAAAGGGCTTCAGCACATCCTCCCGCAAGCCGACCGTACCGCAGCCGTTCCGCTCCGCGCACCGCCAGTAGAACGCCTTACCGCTTTCCGAGGTGGCTGACGGCTGTGAAGCCCTGCGGAAATTGCATCCGCAGACGGCGCACTTGATTTTCCCCGTCATGACGGAAGAGCCTTTGCAGTTCGGTTTCTTCCTGCGTTTCTCGGAGGTTTTCGCTCTGTACTCAGCCGTCCAGCAATCCTGGTGTCCCGTGTTCGGGCAGTCCTTCGTGACAATGCCGCCGTCCTTCAGATGGAACTCCAGTACATACCGTTCCGGCACATTGATGAAATCCACTTTCTCGCTGAATACATCCTCATCGAACTCTTCCAATCCGAGTACCTCGGCACACGCCTTTTTCAGATTCTCGTGGTTGATGCTGCCGCCGACCGGACACCGGCCGCCCTTTTTCTTCCGTGATCCGCAAGCCCAATACTCCATGAACCCTCTGTCCGTGCGCTTGTTGTGGGCATAGCTGATTCCACAAAACGGGCATTTCAACTTTCCCGAAAAGCAGGTGAGGTTCAGGCTCTTGTTTGCCCTCGGTCCCAGTTCCTTGCGCCGCGCAATCTCTGACTGCACATAATCGAAGGTTTCTTTGTCGATAATGGCGGGATGTGTGTCCTCCACATAGTACTGCGGAAGCTGTCCCTTGTTCTTTTTCCGCTGCTTTGAAATGGGATCGGATATGAATTCCTTCTGCAGGAGAAGGTTTCCCGTGTAGGTCACGTTTGTGAGAACCACCTTGATGTTGGAATCCACCCAGCGGCATCCCTCTCTTGTAGTGATGCCTTCGGCGGCGAACTCCCGCTCCGTTTCCAGTCTCGACTTGCCGTCCAGGAAGTTCCGGAAGATGCGTCTCACAATTTCCGCTTCCTCCGGCACGATGACCAGGTCATCTCCCTCCCAGCGGTACCCGTACACCCGGAAGTGTCCGTTCGGTATCCCTTTCTCGAAACGCTTTCTGATGCCCCATTTGCAGTTCTCCGAAAGGCTGCGGCTTTCTTCCTGTGCGAAAGATGCGAGGATGGTCAGCATCAACTCGCCGTCACCGCTCATGGAATTGATGTGTTCTTTCTCGAACCGCACCTCCACGCCGATATCCTTCAAGTGCCGCACCGTCTCCAGCAGGTCCACCGTGTTCCTGGCGAACCGTTGGATTGATTTCGTAAGGATGATGTCGATCTCGCCGTTGTTGGCGGCTTCGATCATACGCTTGAATTCATCGCGCTTGGCTATGCCAGTGCCGCTGATCCCATCGTCCGCGAACACGCCTGCGTACTGCCAGTCAGGATTCTTTTGTATCAGGGAACTGTAGTAGCTGATCTGTGCGGAGAGGGAATGGTTCATGCGTTCCGATTCCATCGAGATGCGAGCATAGGCAGCGACTTTTTTCTTCGTTTTTATGGTCGGCACTGCCTGTTCGACCCTTGTGATTTTTGCCATGAAATCACTCCTTTCCGACACTATACATCACTCTTTACGCCCCGGAAGTCAACGATATATCCGAGAATAATGTGCCGAAAACAGGCTTATATTTCTCAAGGAAAATTGTATCAATCTGACGATACTCCTCCTCGGAAATAATGCCTTCTTCGAGCATCTTCCTGGCAAGGTGCATGGTGGTCTGATAGAGCTTTTCGTTGCGGAAGTCTTCTTTATTCATCGCCGTCACCACCTTTGAAACGGTCGGCGATGTAGCATTCATGGCTACAATACTTCCTGCGCCTGTCCCCGTAAATGTGGAACTCCTTACCGCAGTGCGGGCATCTGAAATCGTAGACCGCCTTACGCTTCACCTGGTCGAGATGGCTGTTCCACCACTCGTTACGGCACTTGTCGCAGCAGAAGCGTTTTTTCTTCTGCTTGGCGATCTGCTGAATCTCCCGACCGCAATTCTCACAGGCTGTTGTTTCGCCGGTGAGCGTTACGGAAGGCTCGATTGCAGTGTTCCCGTTGATATCGTTCCTGCGGCAGAAAGACTTTACTGTGTTCAGCGATATGCCAAGCGTCTGGGCAATCTTGCCGTAGCCATTTCCAGCCGCACGGAGTTTGATGATTTGCGCTTTCTGATTATCGGTCATATTCTCTCGGCTCCTTCCGAGGGATAGGTCTTGTGGTATCTCCCTCACTCACTACCGAGAAATTCAACCCCCACCGTTATGGCATAAAAAAAGCGGCCTGCAGGCTCTCCGAAGAGACACCCACAGGCCGTACCTGTTCCGAATAATCCTTTATTTTCAACGGTTGGAACACGAGGAACACGAAAAATCCTATTACAACATAAATTTCGTGAACGAAAATAGGGTATATAAAAAATGTGTATTATATACGGAGAGATAGGAATTTGCTGTTCCTATGTGTTCTCGTGTTCCGATTAAATCCTCGTG